ATCCTTATGGTGGTAAAGAAGGTAAGTATTATAAAGATGGATTGCGATCAAAGATTAAAAGCGCGCAAGTCCAATCAGCACTACAACAAGAATATTCTTTCAGAAATACTGGAGCTGGTAAAGCGTCACCTTTGAATACTCAAGGTGTATCAAAAGAAGAAGTACAAGCAGACTTATTAAGTCCCACTACTTCACCTTCAAGTTCTAAACCTCAGGCAATTTCCGGAGGTGGTAGTTTTGGAGGATTCAAAGGTTTTGGTGGTAACTTACTTTCAGGTATTGTTAAACAAGTTACTGGTGGTTTAAGCGGTGCATTAACTGGAGCATTAGGTGGAGCGCTAGGTGGATTAAGTGGAGCACTAGGTGGTCTTACATCTGCTATTGGTGGAGGACAACTCAATACAGTACTAGCACTTGCAGGTAACTTAACCGGAAATCAATTAGGAGCTCAAGCTGTTGCTCTTCTTGGTGGTATAGCAAAGAATGCAAATCTTGGAGGTCTTACTTCTGGTCTTGCATCAAAGATTGCGCTTGGTAATACGTCGGTGTTTGGAGCTCAAGTTACTGCAGCCTTAGCTCAGAATAGCAACCCAATGGCAGCTTCGGCGTTAACATTTACTAATGCATCAAGTCCTGCAGGAAGTATCGTTAATAAGTTATCTTCTCTTTCGCAAACTTCATTCCAGGAAGTTTTACCTATTGGCGAAAAGAATCAATATGGTACTACTAGTATGGGTACCGTTACTACAAAATCTGGTGAACTTAATAAGTCGCAAAAGATTGCAGCTGAAAGACCAGGCGCTATTGGTAAGGGTAATGGATTCACAGATGCTACAGGAGCGTACCCGCTTTACACCGATGAACCAGATACTAACCGTCTTGCTCGTAATCATAACATAACAAAAACGATCGTTATTAAAAAGGAAGCTGCTTTAGCTAAAGACGTTCCTATTGCCAATGGTGGTACTTGGACACAAAGCAATATTCCATATAACGCGCAATATCCGTTTAACCACGTATATCAATCAGAAGCCGGTCATGTCATGGAGTTTGATGATTCCAAAGATGCCGAGCGTGTACACATCTATCATAGCAAAGGCACCTATATTGAAATAGATAATCATGGTAGCCAAGTTAATAGAATAGTTGGTGATGGTTATGAGATCATCGAAAATAACGGGTTTGTTTATGTCAAAGGCGCACTGAACGTATCTGTTGATGGTGCGATTAATCTTCGTACCGATAACGTACTTAACATTGAAGTGTCAGGTGAAGCAAAGATTAACGTATTTAATAATGCTGACATTAACGTATCCGGTAATTGTAATATGGCAACCCGTGGTACGTTTAATCTTAAAGCAAATGAAGTTAATCTTGAGTCAAGTGGTGACTTTAATATTCGTGCGGATAAGGCACTAAACCTACAATCAACTCAGAATATGACTATTCGTTCTGATTCTACGCTATTCTTAAATGCTAAGAATGCTATGAACATTACGACAGATGAGGGTAACTTAAGTTTATTTGCTAAAGGCGACCTGAACCTTAAGACAGATGCAAACTGGCTTTCAGAATCTGGCGGTAGAATGAGTCTTAAAGCTGGCGGTAGACTTGGACTTGATGGTAGTCGAGTTGATATTCAAAGTGGTGCATCTTCTGCAGCAGGTAAAGCAGCAGCACCAACTGTTAACGCTACAGTCGTTAACCTTGAAGTTCCTCAGTCACCACGATCAACAGCCGGTCAATCTTCTAAATCTCAATTACACAATCAAGGTCGTGGTGCAGAGGTTGGATTTGATAGTCCAGAAGATGGCGATCCAAAGGCTATGTTAAAGAAAGAAAGACAAGAAGGTAAGGTTACTAAAGAAGAAATTGAGAAGCCGAAGGTTGAACTCGAAAGAGCACCTCCAAAAGGTGGCGCTGCTCCGGCCGGATCTCCTCCAGAATGTAAAGCTATTTACGCAATGGATGCTTCACAATTTACGAAAGATATGAAGCTCTCAGCTAACTTTACTCTAGGCGACTTAACTAAAGGTGGCGCACGTATTCCTCGTAGAATTTATCCTCTGTATAACCACAGAACAAAAGCGTTCATCCGCGATATTACTCCTCAAGAGATTGTGTGTAATCTCAAAGGACTATGTGAAAACGTGCTTGAGCCAATAGCTGCTAAATATGGTAGAAATAGTTTTCAAATCACATCAGGATATCGTCGTCCAACAGTTGATGGAGTAGTAGGAGATCTTGGTTTGAATAAAGATGGTACTCCATTAATTGAAGGTGGTGATCACGTAGCTGGTTGCGCCGTTGACTTTGCGTTTTCTACAAAAGCAAAAACGTTTGAAGTTGTTAAAGAGCTTCCAGGAATGTTAAAATCATGGGCTCAATTGATTATGGAATACCAAGGCAATCAGTTCTGGATTCACTGTGCTTATAAGCCAAAGAATAATCAAGGCGATTGTTTCACTATGGTATCTCACGCAACATACGAAAAAACATTCCCACGTGGCGGATTCATTCTAGTTTAATATGGCATATACGATTAGTCCTCCTTCAGCACTACTCAACCCACCTCCTTTAGGATTGGGACAAACTGTCGCGCAAATGGAATTAACAGAACCAGTAAGTGGATCTGGAATTACCGGTACAATTGGTGGCACTGTAACGGTGACAAAAACAATAGACCCTTTAGTTGCTGATCCATATATTTACACTATAGATTCTGTTACGTGCGATAACATAGGCGAAATGGTTAATGGTGGTGTTGACCTTATTATTACTAAGACCAATAATACTTTTACGTTTAAAAGTTCTTTCTTAGATTTGTTTAACCGCCCTTACAAATATACGAAAACATTTGAACCACTTGAAGCTAACTGGAAACAGATTAACTTAGTAAAACCAAAGTTTGTTACTAATGGTACTACGTTAGTAACTGTCACTATAGAGAATGCTCTTCCTATTAGAGTTGGCGATGAAGTGACTGTAGCCAATGGCGCAACAGAAGCGCAGAAAGCTTTAAAGGGTATATGGAAAGTTGCTAGTGTTGGTAACTTAGGTGCAACAAAGGTACCAGAAGAAGGCGAAGCTTTTACACAATTTACTATAAGAATTAATAAACCTTTAACTGCGAACAGTGATGTATCGGCTGGTTATAATACGTTTCATACTACTAGTCGAGCAAGATATGTAGTTAGGGGAATGGACTCTGCAGTAAAGATAGATGAATTTCACGGAGTGTATGAGATTGGTTATCCACCGGAAGCTCGTCTTATTACATTTACTATAAGAATTAAGAAAACTGGTGGCGGTCCTATTTTATACGAAAATGTTAAATGGTCGTTTAAATATTTTTCAAACTTTAATCAGACTATGAGACTTCTTGATTTAGCAGTTGAAAGAGGTCAGGAAGCTGTACAAAGTAGTACAACATATGGTAAAGTTGCACCACAAGGATTTGTTTCGCTTGATGATTCTGTCATTATGTCGGAATCGTTTGTCGTTTCACTCAATGGTATTCCAATATACGAAGGATAATATATGCCAGCAGCAACGCGTTTAGGCGATAAAACAACAGGGCACTGCTTCTATCCAGTACCATTAATCTCGGCTTCTGGAAATGTATTCATTAATGGTCGAGGCGCTGGTCGAGTAGGAGATAGTTATCCACCACATAAGTGTGGAAAAGCTGTACATCAAGGTAAATTAGGAAGAGGATCTCGTTCGGTCTTTATTAATGGACGAGCAGCAGGTCGGGTAGGTGATAAACTTACATGTGGAGATACCGTTGGTGTTGGTTCTAATAACGTATTCATAGGCGGGTAATAAATAGAAATATGGCTACTGTACCTGTATTTTCCGATATCGATCTGCGATTCCAAAAGCATCCAGTGACTGGCGATATTGCGCGTAAAATTAACGATGAGGCTATTAAGACCTCGATGAGGAACTTAATCCTCACTGAATTTTACGAAAGACCGTTTAATAGCTCACTTGGATCGGCTGTAAAAAGTATCCTATTCGAACCTGTTACTCCAATGCTTGGTCCAACGATCAAGAAAACAATAGAACAGGTACTTACTAACTTTGAACCTAGAATTGATCTTGAAAGTGTTGACGTATCTATCTATGATGACGAATATAGAGTAGACATTAAGGTGTACTATAGAATCTTAGGTTCCCAAGCACTTAAAACTTTCGAAATCATTCTTGAGAGAACACGATAATGGCTGCAAATAGCAAAATTAAAGTAGATGAACTAAACTTCGCGGGTATTAAGAAGAACTTAAAAGACTTCATGAAGGGTCAGGAGCAATTTAAAGACTACGACTTTGAAGGCTCTAACCTAGCAATGATTATTGATCTTCTTGCGTATAACACGTATTACAATGCGGTGTATAATAACTTAGCTCTTAATGAAAGCTTTCTTGATTCTGCAAGTAAGCGAGACAGTGTAGTCTCAATCTCTAAGATGTTAAATTATCTCCCTAAGTCTACTCGTTCTGCTCGAGCTAATCTTGAAATTACAGTATCGTTCCCAGCATCAACATCGGGAAGCAGAACTCAATTAGTAGTTCCTAAGTACACAGTATTCAGTTCAACGATCAATGATCAACAATACTACTTTGTTAATTTAGAAGAACGCGTTGCTATTAAAAATGCTGTTGGATCTTTCGTCTTTCAGAATTTCGAAATAGTTGAAGGAAGAGTACTTTCGCAAAAGTATGTAGTAGCTCCTTCTGTAAAGTATATTATCAGAAACGAAAACGTAGATATTAGCACTTTAAAAGTGTTAGTTTCTGATAGCACCGGTACAGGAGACCCTACCGTATTTAATTCAAGTCAAAACGTAGTTACTGCTGACGGTAATTCAAACATCTATTTTATTAACGAGACTGAAGGTGGATTCTACGAACTTACCTTTGGTGATGGCATTATTGGTCGTAAGCTAAACAATGGTAACCTCGTTACAGTCGAATATGTAGTATCATCTGGCGCCGAATCAAACGAATGTAAAGTGTTCTCAGCTGACTTCTCTGGATTTGCATCTGGTGCAAGAACTTCAATAGTTACTAGTAGCGCTGCTACAGGAGGCGATGGAACTGAATCTCTTTCAAGCGTTAAATTCAATGCTCCTCGTGCATACTTTACTCAGAACAGAGCAGTCACCTCAACGGATTATTCAAACGTAATATTCTCCAACTTTAATAATGTAGCGTCAATCCATGTATGGGGAGGAGAAGATAACGCTCCTCCTGTATATGGCAAAGTGTTTATAGCAGTAAGACCAAAGAATACTACGTTCCTATCTGAAGAAGAACGTAATCAGATCCGCACTATACTACGTCAGAAGTCAATGATTACTTCTGCTATAGAAATCGTAGATCCATTTTATCTTAACATCGAAGTTGCTTCTACGATTTATTACAATCCTCGTGAAACTAACTATTCAGCCGATGCGCTTGCAGACTTTGTTAAGCAAACAGTTCTTAACTATGGTCAGAATGAGTTAAGACAATTCGATGCTGTGTTTAAACATTCTCGCTTAAGTCGTCTTATCGATATGACCGAGAAGTCAATAAGCAGTAATATTACAACAATCAAATTACGTTGTGAAGTTGCACCAAGAATTGGAATTAATGCACAATATATTGTTCGTCTTGGCAACCCTATCTATTCCGAAGGAGTACCAGAAAAGGTAGTAACTTCAACTGGTTTCTATTTAAGAAATAATACTAATCGTCACTTCCTTCGTGATGATGGTTTAGGTAAGATGATTATGTATTACGAAGAAGGCGGCACAGAAGTTATAGTAAATAAAGACATTGGAACGGTCGATTATAAGAATGGAATTATGACTGTGAATAGTCTAAACATTTCTTCTATCGATGGCAACTCTCTTGAGTTCATATTCAAACCTCAATCATATGATGTAGTTGCTATTCGTAATAACATTCTAAGTATTCCAACAACAATGGTT